AGCTGTTTTGAATAAAGAAGTTGACCAGAAATGCAAGGAGAAAAAATAAATGCTAAGAAGAGGAGTCGGGAAACAGGTAGAATCTACAGCAGAAATTGAAAGAAAAATATTAATTGGTATGATTGTATCCACAAAATTTTGTAGGGATATTTTGCCAATAGTATCCAAGGATTATTTTGTAGCACCTTATGCAAAGGAAGTTCTAAAGTGGGTTTCCATTTATTTTAAGAAGTATGAGAAAGCTCCTATGCTGCATATTCAAGATATATTCGAGGCAGAGAAGGATTCTCTTCCACATGAGAGAATACCTCTTGTGGAAACATTTCTTGAATCTTTATCAGAGGAGTATGAAAAGAGTGAAAACTTTAATACTGATTATCTATTTGATGAATCGATAAAGTTTTTTAGAGAAAAAGGATTAAGAAACCTCAGTGGTAAAATTAATGGCTTATTAGATTTGAGCAGATTAGAGGATGCTGAGGAGATAGTAAGAGATTATGAGAAAGCGGCAAAGGCAACCAGCAAATGGGAGAATCCTTTTGAAAATAATACTATTCAAAAGACGATGGAAGAGAATGAGGAAACCTTTTTTGTACTTCCTGGAAGGTTGGGACAGGCTATAGGGAATTTGGAAAGAGGGTTTTTTGTTGGAATATTTGGTCCAATGAAAAGAGGGAAAAGCTGGCTGCTTGGAGAGATAGGAATTGTAGGATTGTTGTCAAGGAAAAAGGTGGCTTTTATTTCAGCAGAGATGAGTTCAAGGAAAATTGCTCAAAGATTTTATAGAAGATTAACAGGATTAGCAACTAAGGAAGGGGATTATATTTTTCCAGTATTTGATTGTTATAAAAATCAGACTGGAGAATGCAGTAAGAAACAGCGAAAGAATTTTGTAAACTTGATTTCAAAAGGGGAAGAGTTGCCAGATTTTGATCAGGGAACTGTTTATAAAGTTTGCACTTATTGCAGAGAAAATAAAATTCCTGGGTATGCTCCGGCAGTATGGTATGAAATATATCCAAAGAAGAAAATGACTGTAGCAGCTATACAGAGAAAGATGAAAAGTATCAAGAATATGTTTGGGGAGAATTTGAGGATCATTGCATATCCAAGATTTGATGCAAGTATGATGGATGTAGAAAGAGACATAGAGCAGTTAATTTATACTGAGGATTTTATTCCAGATATTATTATTACGGATTATGCAGATATATTCAAGCCTTCAAAGCCATCTTTGGTGGGAAGAGATGCCATTGATGATATTTGGAAACTTCATGCACGAATGGCTTCCAGAAGGCATGTGATTGTGTTTACAGGATCCCAGACTACAAGAGGATCCTTGGAAGCGAAAGTGACTAAGTTTACAGATACCGCAGAGGATATCAGAAAACTGGCACATATTGATCTTGGGTTGTTTATGAGTCAGACTTGGAAAGAAAAGACAAAAGGCTTCCAAAGGATTTCAATTTTGAATCGGCATGAGGCTTTTGATGAAAAGAAGCAAATTCAGATCCTCCAGCAGCTGGATATTGGTCAGGTTTTATTAGATTCGGATTGGTATTTTAAAAATAAATAAAAAAGTATTTTGATTTTATTAAAAAAATAATTATATTAATAATAAGGAGGATCTAATTATGAAATTAATTGAAATCAAAAATCGTTTTTCTAATCGGATAATCATTTCTGGTGAATATGGAGGCATAAAAGATTGCCTTGAAAAGAACAGGGATGCATATCTTCAGGGTGCATATCTTCAGGGTGCAGATCTTCGGGATGCATATCTTCAGGGTGCAAATCTTCAGGGTGCAAATCTTCGGGATGCAAAGCTTCAGGGTGCAAATCTTCAGGGTGCAAAAGGTATTAATCCTTATCTGTGTACTCCCCTGCTTATGCTTCTTGAACAACCGGATAATATTAGGGCTTATAAGATAGTAAATAATACCAATGAAGGAATTTATAGAGGCGGTATAAAATATCTAATTGGCAAAACCGTTGAAGCGGAAAAAATTGACCTAGATATAACCGAACAATGTTCTTTTGGCATCTCGCTCGCAACTCTTGATTGGTGTATGAGAGAATGGAAACCTGGGTACAACATACTAATTTGCGAGTTTTCAAAAACAGTGACTGTTAACAAGAAAAAAGTTTCTAATATCTGTATCCCAACGGCAACGGACGGAAAGTTCCGGGTTAAGAAGTGTAAAGTTATTAAAGCCGTAAATTTAAAAAAGATCGGATTGGTATTTTAAAAATAAATAAAAAAGTATTTTGATTTTATTAAAAAAATAATTATATTAAGGTATGGAGGACTTTATCTGAAAAAATAATTCCAAAGAAAATTTAAACAATATAATCGAAAGGAGTAAATCATGGGTGATGAAATTTCAATGGAACAATTAAGAAATTGGGCTCAGGATATGGATGAGCACGAACGTATGGAGGAAGAGAAAAAGATTCATGCTGAAAATTACAGTCAGGATCAGTATACCGAATTAAAAGAAGCTGTATTAGATGGGTATGATTTTATTTACCCCGAAGGTAAAGAGGAAGAAGCTCCTTCAGATTTGACAGAATTTTATTCTACTTGTGTTGAGGAAGAGGAAGCAGAAAAAAATTCAATGGAAATTTCAAGTAATGTTTCAGAGAAAGAATCAAGGGAAACTGAATCAAAGGAAGCTTCTATTGTTGAGACTGAAAAACTGAAGAAAAAGAAAGACTCGGTAAAAAATGAGGTCTCTTTTAATAAAATTGAATCTGTTTCTTTGGATAAAATTAAAGTTGAAGATCAACCTCGAAAGAATTTTGAATTAGATTCTCTTGTAACATCAATTGAAAAACATGGTATTTTGGAACCCATCATTGTGGATGTGGATTATATGATTATTCACGGCGAACGAAGATTTCAAGCTGCTCAGAAATTGGGTTTGAAGTCAATTCCCTGTATAGTAAAAAGCAAGGAGAGGAAACAGGAAAAAATAATTCATCAATTGATTGAAAATATGGAACGAGAGGATATTAGTCCAGTTGAGAAGGGTGAAGCTTTGGTTGCTTATAAGGAACAGGAAAAGGTGGACTGGTCTGTGATTGAAGAATTGATCGGTTTGAGTGAGTCCCGGAGAAAGCAACTGGTTTCATTGACAAATTTACCTGAAGATATTAAAAAGGATGTTGTAGGGACTGATGGCAAAAAAGCCAATGGTAAAATTACAGAGAAACATGCAAAGGCTTTGACACAGGTTAATCCAAAGCAAAGGTCTGCATTGAAAAAGGCAATTAAAAAGGGTAAATTGTCAGGTGATGATGCAATAAAAAAAGCGAAAGAGATGTCTGGAAAACCTGTATATAAAATATTTAAAATTGAGTATGAGACCGATGAAGATTTATTGCAGAAATTGGAAGATGCAGTGATTGAAGTCGGAAAAAGAATCAGTGGAACAGAGTAACTTCAATAAAATCAAGGGGGGTAACTGGTTACCCCCCTCTATAAAATTATATACAATTGGTAGGAAATAAAAAATGGATGTAGAATACAGTAAATTTTTGGAGGCAAAAAATATTGCGATATCATATTATGGGAAAGATATTAATGTTGATCAAATAAATAAAATATTGTTTCCATTTCAAAAAGATGTTACAAGATGGGCAATTAAAAAGGGACGTGCTGCAATATTTCTTGATACTGGATTAGGGAAAACATTTTGTCAGTTAGAATGGGCACGATTAATTGGTGCACGGACATTAATTATAGCTCCATTATCAGTAGCAAGACAAACAGTAAGAGAAGGGAAAAAAATAAATATTGATATTAAATATGTAAGATCACAAGATGATATTACAGATGATTATAATATATATATTACCAATTATGAAATTATAGATTGTTTTGATTTTTCTATGTTTCAAGCAGTTGTTTTGGATGAAAGTAGTATATTAAAATGTTTGTCTGGAAAAATTCGTCGGAGATTAACAGAACTTTGTTCAAAAATACCATATCGTCTTGCATGTACAGCAACTCCAGCTCCAAATGATAATACTGAAATTGGAACTCATGCAGAATTTTTAGGTATTTGTACTCATGCTGAAATGCTTGCTCAGTTTTTTGTAAATGCAAATAGGGAACATACTTTTATTGTTGGCAATAGAACATATAGGAAAAAGGGAAGTAATAAGGGTGGAACGGAATGGCGATTAAAACACCATGCAGAAAAGCCATTTTTTAAATGGCTATCAGCTTGGGCTATTAGTATGATTCAGCCATCGGATTTAGGATATGAAGATGAGGGTTTTATTTTACCAAAATTGGAAATAATTCCACATTTTGCACAATCAGATTATGTTCCTGACGGCAGTTTATTTTTTACCAGTCTTAGAGGGATATCAGACCGTGCAAAAATAAGACGATCTACTATTAACGCAAGATTGGAAATTTTAAAAGAGGTTGTTAATAATTCAAGTGATCAATGGATAATATGGGCTGGTCTTGATGAAGAAAGTAGGGCAATTAAAAATAATTTTGGGGCAATAGAGGTTAAGGGAAGTGACTCTTCAGATTATAAAGCTCAGACATTTGAAGATTTTCAGGATGGTAAAATAAAGATTATGGTAACAAAACCTCGGATTGGTGGGTTTGGAATGAATTTTCAGAATGCCCATAGGATGGCATTTTTTGGATTAAGTGATTCATGGGAATCATGGTATCAGTGTATACGGAGGCAATGGAGATATGGGCAAAAACAAGCTGTTGATGTGCATGTTATTTTGTCTGATATTGAACAAGCAATTTATACTAATATACAACGTAAGGATGCTATGGCAAAAAGACTAAGAGTTGGATTAATTGAACATCTAAAAAATTATGAGCTGGAGGAACTTTCTTTGATGACAACCCAAAAAGTAGACTATAAAGAAACAGTAGAAATGGGTAATGGATGGAAGGCGTTTCTTGGAGATGCTTGCGAGTGTTTGAAAAAGGTTGATGAGAATACTATTGATTTATCTGTTTATTCTCCTCCCTTTGTTGATCTTTTTACTTATACGGATAGCAATCGAGATCTTGGGAATAGTAGGAATCGAGAACAATTTTTTAGTCACTATTCGTTTATTATAAAAGAGATATTACGAGTTACAAAACCTGGTCGGATTACTTGTGTTCATACCAGTGATATTCCAGCAATGGCACAACGTGATGGATATATTGGGGTTAAAGATTTTCCTGGGGATGTTATCAGAGCATATGGGAATGAAGGATGGGTATTTGTTGGCCGTGCGTTTGTTCAAAAAAACCCACAAGCTCAAGCAATAAGAACGAAAAGCAAAGCTCTTTTATTTGTACAAATGCGGAAGGATTCGAGTGATAGCAGACCTGCTCTTGTTGATCAAATTTTAATGTTTAAAAAAGATGGTGAAAATAAGATACCAATTTGTCCTGTGGATAATGGTGAGCTTGATAATGAAAAATGGATTGAATGGGCAAATGGAATATGGATAGGCATTCATGAAAGTGATACGTTGCAGTATCATACCGCAAGGGATAAGGATGATGAAAAACACATATGCCCGCTTCAGCTTGGAACCATTGAACGATGCATTAAGTTATATTCTAATCCTGGGGAGACAATATTAACACCATTTGGTGGTATTGGAAGTGAAGCATATCAAGCTATTAAGCTAAAACGAAAAGCAATATTGATTGAACTTAAAGAATCATATTATAGAGTTGCAATTAAGAATATGAAGGCAGCAGAATTGTTAGCTTATCCAGCGGATCTTTTTTCAATAAATATGGAAGTAAAGTAATATGGATCAATTGGGATTTTTTAAACAAAAAGACATGAAGAAAGTACAAAAGGAAAAGGTTTCTAAGCCTTCTTGTGAGATTTGTAAGCTTTGGGAAAAATGCCAATTTCCAAAGATGGAAGTGTCAGGTAATGGGAGAAAAGGTATATTAATAATTGGTGAAGCTCCTGGTAGAACTGAGGATATTGAAGGCATTCAGTTTGTGGGGGATGCTGGGAAATTACTTGCTAGAAAATTAAAGCCTTTTGGATATGATTTACATGAGGATTTTAATTTAATAAATGCTATAAATTGTCGGCCCCCAGATAACAGGGAACCTTCAAAGAAAGAAATAAAATGTTGTAGGGAACGAGTACAGAAAGTTATTGAAGAAAAGCAGCCAAAGCTAATTTTATTGTTTGGTGGGATTGCGGTTGA